CGAGAGTCGAACCTACAATAATAGCTGAAATCATGCAAAGTAAGTATGATTATGTTACAGATTGTGGAAAACCAGTTTTCACTTGGGTGCCATGGAGGAACGGAGCTTTGGACTCCCTCAACATACCAAATAACATTGACACTGTTATTGTTGACAAATGTGTTAATTCTTTTTTGAAGGATATTCTCACATCACTTACGGACGATGACTTGCAAAAGGTTCATAAATACGATCTATTTACTGTTGTAAATGGTGCCCATAAGGTGAATTACGTTGATAAAATCAAACGTAATACATCTGCTGGACATCCATTCAATAGGAGTAAGAAGTATTACATGAAACCAATTCCACCACAGCATGATCTTATGGATCCAGTGGAAGTTGATGGAGAGATTATGCAAGTGTATGAGGAGATGCTAGCACGGTATCAATTAGGAGATCGAGCTGGCTGTGTGTTCACAGCTCATCTAAAGGATGAGGCTTTGCCTCAACGAAAGATTTTGGCTGGAAAAACACGAGTGTTTTCAGGAGCAAATCTCCCTTGGACCATGTTAGTACGCAAATACTTTTTGAGTTGTGTACGTGTGATACAAGAAAATCAACAAATATTCGAATCTGGACCAGGTTTAGTTGCGCAAACATCAGAATGGGAACAATTGTACCAATATTTGATACGTTTTGGCGAACATAAAATCGTGGCAGGCGACTATGGTAAATTTGATAAGCGAATGTCAGCTATTTTCATATTGGGAGCTTTTAAGATTCTGATTGAGATTTGTCGTCATAGTGGAAACTATGATGAGGAAGATGTAACAGTACTGAGAGGAATTTCGTATGATGTAGCTTTTGCATATCAAAATTACAATGGTGATTTGATTGAGTTTTTTGGGAGTAATCCTTCAGGTCATCCCCTAACTGTCATCATCAATGGTTTGGTTAACTCCTTATACCAAAGATATGCTTACTATCAATTGAATCCTGGGAAAGAATGCGATTCTTTTAAGAGTAAAGTGAGTTTGATGACATATGGTGATGATAACATATGTGGTGTAAGTGATGAGATACCATGGTTCAATCATACAGCAATTAGTGAATCTTTAGCCAAAATTGGTGTTGTGTACACCATGGCTGATAAGGAGGCGGAAAGCAGACCTTATATCAACATCAGCGAGAGTTCATTTCTCAAACGTAGCTGGAGATATGATGAAAACACCAAGACACATTTAGCTACTTTGGATCCAGACTCGATAATCAAAAGTTTGACTATATGGGTGCGATCCAAATCGATCACTGCAGAAGAGCAAATTATTGATATAATTGGCTCTGCTAATGAAGAATACTTCTTTTATGGAAAAGAGGTATATGAGAGAAAACAAATAATGTTTCGTGATATCATAAAACTCTATGGACTTGAACGTTACGTTAAGGAAAGTACTCTACCTTCCTATGATTCTCTCCTGGCAAAGTATTTTGATCGTTCGAAGATGAACGGTCCTATACTTGCTTAGGCAGTGTTTCGGATTCATCGATATCCGTCTAATTATCGATGCAGCGTGTGTGAGCTGTAATCACTTAGTAAACTATATGTTTGTGTGGACTTTGAGTGAAGTTCCAAACCATAATCACTTTATATTGCGTATTTACTGTTT